CTGCTTGCAGCTCTCTCTGGTCGTGATGGTCAGCACGCTTTCTCCGGTGCGGGAGAACGACCAGTCTTTCAGCTTGCCGTTCATAGCGTCGCCCACTTCTCCTGGTATACCTGCATCAGATCCGCCGCCCGGAGCCAGTCGAAGAAGTCGGAAATGACAGGGAAGATGCTGGGAGCGTCCTCACGGAAGTATGTTTCCGGCCATACATCGCGCCCGTTGCTGGCGATGTAGGTAAACTGCCGCGCTTCGGGGATTAACTCGAAGTAGGTGGGGTGCTGTGTGCTGGAAAAGAACTTGCCGGTGTCGTAGCTCTTGGTGAATTTGATGTCGATGATCTCCCCGGCTTTCAAGCAGTCCAGACGGCCATACAGAAGAAGGCTCATACCGCCGACCTCCACAATCTTCTTGGCTTTGTACTGGAGGACGCCACCGGCGCAGCGCCGGGCGACCTTTTCTGCGGCGGCATGCCACGGATCGTTGGGATCGGCGCGGCCGTTGATGATGTCCGTCACCATGTCCTCGAACTTGATGCCGTTCTGCATGGCCTCCGTGGTCGGTGTCGGCTCACGGCGCAGCGTCTGCATGAATTCGCCCATCGGATCGCGCTCTGTCGTCATGTCCTCGTAGGGGTTTTCTTTCATGGTGTAGAGCCAGGACGCCAACAGGGAATGGGTCATCAGGTAGCGTCCCATTTACTCCGCCTCCTTTGCCTCCTCGGGCGCAGGCGTGTATTTCTTCAAAACCTTGTCGAAGAACAGGCCGCATTCCTTGATCTTTTTGTTCCAGAGAACGCCCAGCTCCTTGTTGGAGGTCAGCGCGTGCTTAATGGCCTGATATTTCGGCATGGCGGCGTTGGCGGTGTCGGCATCGACAATGCCGGCGATGATGGCCGTGCCCTCAACCATCGCGGCCTCGTATGCCGCCTGATCAACAGCGTTCTGCTCAACCTCGGCAGTGGCCTTGGCGTTGTACTCGGCGAACAGCTTCGTCAGGAAGTCATTAGGGCTGGTCGGGCCGAGTGCGGGGATTTTGCGAATGCCGGAGATACCGCGCGTCCCCTTGGCGAAATCCCTCTCGCAGTTGGAGAAGCCGATGGTGCGGTCATTGCCGTAGATTTCCACGAAACCGCCCAGGTCCATAGGCTCCCAGACGTTGTTTTTCGTCTGGCCCTCGACCTTGATACGGAGGCGGGTGTTGTCGCCGTCCTTTTCCTCCGTGGCGTGGAACACGATGACGATGTTCTTCTGCAGCTCATAGAAGCAGTAGTCCATCAGCCGGACGAATTCCTTGCCGACAAAGCCGTAGCCTTTGAGGGAGAGGCTGCCGTCGCGCTGGCCATACTTCGGGTCTTTCTTGATGGCCCACAGGGACATCAGCGAGATCAGCTTGCCGCCGGTATCAAAAACCAGCGTGTCGAAGTCCTGAAGATTGATGGGGGTGAGATCGCCGAGGATCTCGTCGTAGCTCTGGGGCTGGATGTACGGCTTGCGGTAGCGCGGCTCGATGCGGTCGATACCGAAGTCAACGTCGATGTGCAGGGGATTGGGGGCGGACAGCGCCAGAGTGGATTTTCCGATGCCGGGATAACCGGCGATCAGCATGCGGATTTTCTTCGCGCCCTCCTGGATGTCGTTCGGGTTTCTGATCATGGTGATAGCTCCTTTCAGTTGGTAGCGGCTTCGCGCCGCAGAGTGATGATTTCATGGCACCGGAAACCGAAATTGCTTTCCCGGTACATTTCGGTCAGCTTGAACTTCTCCTCGTCATAGATGCTGGAGCAATTCACTAAGCCCTCGGTCTTATCGGGGTGATAGGCGCGGAATGCAGCACAGGCCGCGTGAGCGTCCGGGGCTTCGACCTCAGTCCAGCCGCCGAAAAACGGCTGACCGTCCGTGCCGTAGGTAAAATAGAACTTTGCCATTATCGCGCCTCGCTTTCCCACTTGATGCCGCCGCCGCTCAGACTGACGGCCATTGCGCCGAGGAATTTGACGTCATCCTCGTCCAGCCCGATAAAGTCTCTCTCGCCAGGCGTGGTGAAGCCTTCTTTGAGAATCACGATGTTTCCGACAATGGGATTCCGTGGCGCACGGTATCGTAGAGAATGCAGCCGAACAAATTGAGCGGCAGACCGTGCAGCAGTCCTTCCTCGTTGACGACCATGCAGAACGGATCGGGCAGGCCCTTCGGGTGTACGACCTCGATCCATCCGCCGACAGCCTTTCCGATGGTCTCATAGGCAGGCTCGCCGAACTCCCTGACCTGCATCTTGTTTTCGGTAGTGATAACCAGTCCTTTCATCAATGCTCCTTTCCGGGGAAGCACTCCGGCTCCTCCCATGCGTCGGACTGCTTGATGCAGATATCGCAGCCGACGATATTCAAATCTTTGTCTCTGAAAATTTCCTCGCACTCTTCACCACAGACGGGGCAAATCGGGAAGGTCGGCTCCTTGCCGTCCGGGTAGCCGGTGCGCTCCATGTTTTGGATAACGGGGTGGTCTGGCAGATCGTAGTTCATTCGGTTTCACCTGCCTCTGCGATGTAGCGGCGGACGGTGGCGGTCAGCCAGTCCTGTGTGGTGGCGTAGCCCTCAGCCTCTATCAGCCGTTGCAACGCCTCGTAGTCGGCGGTTTCGAGCCTTGCCGAGATACGACAGGTCAGCCGGTGCGCGTCCTTTTTGACCGCTTTGCGGCCCTCTGCCAGCTCCGGCGCGAAGTGCGCGTAGAGCGCCGCCATCGCGTCTGGCCGCAGGCTCACGCCGTAGGCGTCTCCGTTCTCGCACTTGCTTTGAACGGTCTTGTCGTACTTGGGGTAGATGGCTTGTACCACCGCGACCATATCCTTGGCCGGTATCTGCTTGGAAAGCCGGAGCTCTCTCAACTCTTCTGCCACGGTAGCACCCCCTCACCTCTTGACTTCGCACAGAGCGGTTGGTAAACTGACTGTGGGTAAGCATTTGCCCGAGGTCGTTCCCGATGCAGCGGGGCGACCTCTTTTTTCGTTTCGCGGCAATCACAGGCTTCGCCCGGGTCATTATTGCTCCCGCAAAGCGGGCAAGTCCGGTAATATGCCATTCTTTCAACTCCCTTCATTTTGCGGATCTGCCTGCGCGTCTGGCTGCGGTTTTTGCGTCCAGCGCTTCGCGCCCACCTGGCTGCCGAAGTATTCCGTGGATCAGATCCAGCGTCGCTGCGGCGAGGTTGTCCCGTACAAAATCAGGAATCTCCGCCGTGTTGATATGTACTTCGTTCACCAGCTCGCTTTCCTCGGTTGGCGTAAACCTTGCGACCTGCATCGGAACCTCCTCTCTCCCATTAGTTCAAAGCTATTGAACTTCAATGGTAAAAAAATAAGCAGGAATGTCGGAATCGCCAATCTCCAGCAGAGAACAGGCCTTGGAAATCTCCGGCTGCTTAAACGGTACTTTGCTGTTGAGCTTCAGAGAAAGACTGCGCTCAGACATTCCCATCGCGCCGGAAAAGCGAGCCTGCGTTCCAAACTTTTCGGTGATGCGACCCAAGAGCTTGCTGTAATCGTACGCCATTTTTATCCTCCTTTCAGCTTGTTCAAAAGTTCAATTTCCTTGAACCTGTCGTTAGAATACCATACGCCTTGATGATTTGCAACACATTTTTTCAAAAAAGTTGAACTTTTTTTCTTTTCGCTATTGAACTTTTGTTCAAAGCCCTTTATAATGATGTCATCTGCAAGGGGAGGATAGACCGATGAAAGAGTACAGCACTTCTCAGCGTTTGAAGCAAATCATGGACATCAAGAAGATGCGCCAGGTCGATATTCTTCACGCTGCAGAGCCTTATTGCAAACGGTTTGACGTAAAGCTCAACAAGAACGATTTGAGCCAGTATGTTTCAGGGAAGACCCTTCCCGGGCAGGACAAGCTCACAATCCTCGGCCTCGCACTCGGCGTTTCCGAAGCCTGGCTTATGGGGTATGATGTAAGCATGGAAAGAAGCGTAACGCCCACCGCTGAAACGAGCGATGGGCGCACAAAAGAGTATATTGAGCTATTCGAGCTGCTGACCCCGGAAAAGCAAGATATCATCATCAATGTGATAAAAGGGCTTTTAGCTGGCTGATTATCATATCCTGCTGGCTTTCGGAAAGCTTTGAAAACAGCTCGGCCGCGAGCAGCGTTTTCAATATACTCCTCGCTGCTGCTTCCGATTGATGATCGTGTCCCATGCCCGGACTCCTTTCTTTGCAAAATTGCCATCTACGGCATCGTTATTCTATCAAAATTTATGCAGTTTCGCTTTGAAAAGATATATTATCACTTTCGACTGACTTCGCATCGTGATATGGTGTAGGAGCGGGAGTTTGAGAAAAGGAGGCACACGCATGAATATCCCCGAAGTAACACTGCGATGTTCAAACGGTTTTACTCTGCATACCAGAGGACCAAATCTTGTTGTTGAGGCTAAAAGAACGGAAGAGTTTTTCCCTATTGCGAAAATTCAGTCTTTCGCTTTGAAAGAGCCTCGTGGCCTTGGCATGGGGAAAATTACTTTTCATACTGCTCAAGCTGCAAGTGCAGGTGTAGGGCTTGGTCTTGGGGTTAGCGCAGCGATCGGCGCGGAGAAAGTTTTCTTTTTCTCAAAAGCAGATTTGGCTATAGCTATCCAGATTCGGGACTATATTTCAAGCTACGATGCTGAGAAGGCTGCGCCCGAAGGAAAAGTCGTTTCTGTCGTCGAGGAAATCCGCGGATTGAAAGAACTGCTTGACGATGGCATTTTGACTTCAGAAGAGTTCGACGCAAAGAAGCGCCAACTCCTCGGCCTCTGATACCCTATGGATATGGTATCTATACCGTATCTATAGGGTAGCGATACATCGCGTGCGCGCGTGCGTGTGCGCGCGATCGTGCGCGCACTGTCTCTGTACCTGTATCTGTATCTGAGACTGTATCTGTAATCTGTTTCTGATTCTGAATATCTACTACTGCAAATCTATCGTTAGAAGGGGGTGGCGCTGTTGCCGAGAAAACCTGCAAAGCACCCGGCGAAGCCGAAGCGGGGCAAGAAGCTGGAAATCGAAGAGCCGGGCGTTCTCTACGGTCGGTACAGCAGTCACAACCAGAAGGACATTTCCGTAGAGCAGCAGTTCGAAAAGGGCTACGAGCTGGCGGCGGAGTATGGCATCAGAATCATTGACACCTATGCCGACCGCGCCGTTTCTGGCCGCACCGACAAGCGCCGTGACTTCCAGCGCATGATGACTGACGCTGCAAAAGGGAAGTTCCGCTATGTAATCGCGTGGAAGTCTAACCGCATGGGGCGCAATATGCTGGAGGCTCTGATCAACGAAGCTCGGCTTCAGGATCTGGGCGTTCGCGTTCTCTATGTGGAGGAGGATTTCGACGATACTGCGGCTGGACGCTTCGCCGCCCGCTCGATGATGAATGTCAACCAGTTCTATTCCGAGAACATGGCCGAGGACATCAAGCGCGGCCTATATGACAACGCCGCGAATTGCATGGTGGCGAACGGCCATCTACCCTACGGCTATAAAGCGGACGAAACGCTGCACTATGCCATCGACGAGCCGAAGGCTGCGGTTATCCGGGAGATATTCGCTCGCGTTTCCTGCGGTGAGGCTTTCGTTGATATCATGGCCAGCCTGAATGCCCGGGGAATCAAGACCTCGTACGGTCGCCCGTGGGGGCGGTCGAGCTTTCAGAAGATCCTTTCCAACGAACGGTATCGCGGCATCTATATCTACGGCGATGTCCGCAAAGAGGGCGGCATCCCGAGGATTATCAGCGACGAGCTTTACTTCAAGGTCCAGGAGGTGATCACCACGAAGAAGAATCCGCAAGGGCGTCACCGCGTCAATGGTGACTATCTGCTTACCGGCAAGCTGTTCTGCGGGCATTGTAAAAGCCCCATGACTGGCGTCTCCGGCACCGGACGCTCCGGCAATCTGCATTACTACTACGTCTGCCAGAAGCGTCGAACGGGAAAGACCTGCGACAAAAAGAATGTGCGCCGAGATGAAATTGAGCTGCAGGTCGCCCAGGCCATCAAGGACTACGCTCTGAAGGACGATGTTATCGAGTGGATCGCCGACAGCACGGTCGCCTACAATGAGCGCAAGGAAGCCGAGAGCAAGGTCGGCATTTTGGAAGACCAACTCGCCGGAACGGAGCATGGCATAAAAAACATCATGTCCGCCATCGAGCAGGGCATCATCACCGAAACCACGAAAAGCAGGCTGGTCGAGCTGGAGTCTGAGCGCGCTGCCATCAAAGCTAATATCGCAGCGGCTCGGGCAGACATCGTGACTGTCAGCCGCGATGACATTATATCCGGCTTGGAGATGTTCCGAGATGGCGATGTTCACGATAAGAAGTACCAAGCGCGCCTATTTGACACATTCTTGGTCGCGGTGTATGCTTATGACGATGATCTGCGGCTGGTGTTCAGCTTCTCCGGCAATAAAAATACAATCCAGATCCCAATAGAATCCGCGGTTAACGCAGTAGAGAATAACGAGGCTGAGTGTTCGTTTAAGCTCTGCTCTGCTCCACCAAAGCAGAGCCAGACGAACCAAGCCGGTTCGCCTGGCTTTTGCTCTGCCCCAACGGTCTATATGACCGGCGGGATATTTGTCCTGGTGTTTCCACTTGCCTATGCCAAGAAATAAAGAAAGAGGCTACTACACAGGGAATTTCCTGTGTGGTAGCCTCTTTGTGTTCTCTCATAGCCATAACGGATTTCGTTATAATCTACCAAAATCCAGCGAGATTCTAAAATCGTTGTTAGAATCTACCGTAAAGGAGCATGGCTATGATTAGGATTTTACTGTCCACCCGGCTTGGCGAGCGGAGGTGGACGCAAGCTGACCTTGCAAGGGCAACAGGCATTCGACCTTCGACGATCAATGACCTGTACCATGAGATCGCAGAAAGGGTAAACCTGGAGCATCTGGATCTTATTTGTGAGGCGCTGGGGTGTGAGCTGTCAGACCTGATGATCCGAGAGGAAAACAAGGAGACCAGAGTCAAGACGCGCACCGGCGCGGATATACATAGCAAGCGTTAAGCCTGCTCCGAGGCCTCGGGCGTTCATTCGCCCGGGGCCTTTTCTTATATCTCCTCGCCGTCTTGTGTGACAAAACGGATTTCGACTGTGCAGCCGAGCGCAGCCGCCAACTCCGTGATGTCTTTTTCCGTAAAGTTCCCGCGCGTCATTTTGTTGGACAGGTTTTGCCGCGTCTGCCCTGACGCCTCAGCCAGATCACCCATCGTTATTTTCTGCCTTTTCATGATCAGGCGAATCTTTTCAGCAACAGAGAGTCCCATGCTCTCACCTCCTTGATCGTACTATACACTAAAATGTGTCGCTTGTCAAAAACTTTTTTACGATTTCCACGAAAAAATGTAAAATAACCGTTGACAAGTGACACGAATTAGTGTAATATAGTTCTTGTAAGGGAGAGGAACAAGCCTCTCCGGAAAGGAGGACAGGCCGATGGACAAAGCAAAAAAAGAAGCCCTGCAAGAGCTTCTGAGGTTGCTGGCTGATAACCCCGATTTAGCCGACCGGATTACAATCACCATCAAACCTAACAGCAAGCCCCAGCAGGGCGAACGCCAAGAGACCTAACCCCCGGCGCGAGGGGGAGCGGGAAAGCTCCCCTCCCCCTCAGTATAAAGCGCAAGGCATAGAAATACAAGGAGAATTTGAAATGAGATTTATCGACCGCAGAAATTGCAAGAGTGCATTTGAAAAGGGCGAGAGCCGCGAAATCAAGAGCATGGGCGCTCTCACGCAAGAGGCCGTCAAAATCGCCGAGCAGAATGGCCTCGGCGTCATGCAAAACAGAGGCGGTGCTTTTCGCGTTATTCGCGCCTGCGGCCTTGGCGCCTACGAGAACTTCTTCTCCAGCCTTGAAGAAGTCGATGCATTTATCAAAAACCTGAAAAAGTGAGGAGGAACGCAAAATGATGATGTCCGAGTTTATCGACCGCACCGGCTTCGAGCCGACCGCCAAAGAGTACGCCAAGATCGAAGAAGCCTATTACGACTTCGACGGTGACAAGGACGCCTTTTGTAAGGCTTTCGTCAAGGACGGCGGGGCGCGGAAGCTCTGCAAGGCCAGAGCCACCGAGATCGACCGACTGAACAGCCTGCTGCTGGAGAGCGAGCGGCAGTACAAGAAGGATATGGCCGACCGTGAAAAGCGGATCGACGAGCTGACCGCCGAGCTGGACCGTGAGCTTGAATGGAAGCCCAGCGATGGTGCCGGCACGAACATGGAGCAGAAGCGTTACGAGGAGCTTGCCAAATACGGCAAGGCGATGACCGACGAGGAGGCCAAGGCGTTTATCGCTGACGAGTGCGGCTTCGATCCCGAGAAGATCCGCATTCTGCACGAGGTCAACACCTACGAGGTCAACAAGCACCGCCGGCTTCGCAAGTCTGGCACTTTCGACCGCGCGCCCGTGTACGAGGCCACCGATTGGAACTATGTCCGCTTTGACTGCGCCTGCTTCATGTATGAGCTGGTCAACGGCGAACTCCGCTTCTACTGCTGCTAAATCACCGCCCGCCCCGGAGGCCACGAGGGCATGGAGGAATTCGAAATGTACGGAACAGTTATCATCAAGACCGCCTCGGCGCAGGCACAATTCAAGACATGGGCGCATGACAGCATCTATGCTTTTCTGACTGACCACGGCTATAGCCACGACACAGCCGCAGATGTTGCAGGCTGGGCGGACCTCGCTTCGGTTGGTGAGGAATATGAGCTTGACGGTGCCGCAATCATTATCGTCGATTAACGAAGTGCCTGACCTATCGGGCCTACGGGGAGAAAGGACACGACCATGAACAAAATCCGCCGCAAGAATTTGCAGAGTATCATCGACCAGCTGGAGGAGCTGAAAGGCAGCCTCGAAGACCTCCAGGCTGAGGAGGAAGAGTACCGCGACAATATCCCTGAGAATATGCAGGAGAGCGAACGCTATGAAAAGGCAGACGAGGCCTGCGACAACCTCTCCGAAGCCGTAGATAACCTGGAGGAAGTCATCAGCAGCATCGAAGCTGCCATTGAGTGAGAGGAGCCATCATGAACGACAAAATCATCATCGACCGCATGGACGCGGAAGAATTTCTTTCGATGCTCGTGGACGCTGCCAAGCAGGACAACCCGACCCGTTACTACAGCGCCGCCCAGGTCATCGAAAATATTGCCAACGACTTCAAAGACCTCTGCAAACTGTAAATCAAGGCTGGCCTATCGGCGTGACGGGGAGAAAGGAAATGACTATGACTTATCTTGAAATTCTCGGCTGGGCGCGCAAGGGCATTCAAGCCGACAAGGAGAAGCACCGCGAGATGCAGGAAAAGGCGCTTGAGGGTCAGGCTCTCGATATTGCCGGGCACTGCCAGGAAGTCATTGATACCCTCGATATCAAGCTGGCAACCCTCGACGAGATTGAAGACCTGCACAACAGAAAGTGAGGGGCAGCATGGAGAACAGGTCTTGGACGGTCACTTATCGCAATCGTGACAACGGCCAGCGGATCACAGACGCCGTATTCGCCACCGATCAGGGGCAGGGGGGGGGAA